CCTCATTCAGGACATAATATGGCAAGTGGTGGTATTTTAACTTCTACAGGTTTTAAAATTGATGGTAATGACAATGAAATGTTTTTAGATGATGATGGTTCAGGAAATGTAAGACTTTATTATCTTGCTTCAGGTATTAGAACATATATTAATAGTACACAAGGTACAATTGATTATGATACAGGTCAAATTACACTAAACTCTTTAAATGTTGCTTCAATATCAAATATTAGAGGTGTTACATCAACTACAATAGAATTAACAGTAACACCAAACTCAAATGATGTTGTTCCTGTTAGAGACCAAATTATAGAAATTGACACTTCTAATTCTACTATAACTGTAGAATCAGATTCATTTGTAGGAGGTTCCGCTGACGCTGGCGTAGGCTATACGACAACATCAAGTTACTAATGAACAATGGCAAAATTTAATGATAAAATTTCAACTATACTTAACAGCCAACTACCAGAATTCGTTGTTGCTGACCACCCTAAGTTTGCCGAATTTCTTAAAGTCTATTATCAACTTTTAGAGTCAGCTGAATTATCAATTGATACTATCGAAGGCACAGATGGTATATTACTTCAATCAGAAACAGGTCAATCAAACAATCTAGTTTTAAACTCTAGTCGTAAAGATACTGCTAGAACATTACTTGACGCTGGTGATAAATTACTTTTAGAAGAATCTACTTATGGTAAATTTACTAGAAATGAAACTGTTACAGGTCAAACATCAAAATCAACAGCCATAGTTCTTGTAGAAGACATTACAAACAATAGATTAATAATTACATCACAAGATAAATTTGTGTCTGGTGAGGTTATTGTAGGAACAAGTTCAGGTGCTCAAGCAAATATAACAAATTATAAACCTAATCCAGTAAATAACATTGTTGATTTGGTTAATTTTAGGGACCCCGATAATGTCATAAGTTATTTTTTAACAAATATGAGAGATGAGTTTTTAGCAACTCTTCCTGAACAAACAGCAGCTGGTGTAGATAAAAGAAAATTAATAAAAAATATTAAGTCAATGTACAGAGCAAAAGGTTCTGTTCGTGGCCATGAAATGTTTTTTAGAATATTGTTTGGTGAAAATTCTGAAACAATATATCCTAGAGAACAAATGCTTAAAGCTTCAGATGGTCAATTTGATTCATTAAAAGTATTAAGAGTTATTGCTTCTGTTGGTGACGCTAATAAATTAGTTGGTAGAACAATAACAGGTAGTACATCTAGTGCAACTGCTATTGTAGAAAACACATCACAGTTTCAAATTGGTGATAGTACAGTAACACAATTAATTTTAAATGCTGATAGTATTCTAGGCACATTTGTAGTTAGTGAAGAAATTACAGGTACTACAAGTGATAGTGACGATTATTTTATCAAAGCAAATATAACTGGTATTCCAGGTAATAAAAATATTACAAATGATGGTTCACTTAACTCTACTACAGATACAATTTCATTAACTGCTGGCGGAGAGGGTGCATTATTTCAAGTAGAAGAAATTGGACCTGGTTCTATTACAGAAATTATTATTGATAATGCAGGAACAGGATATAACATTGGTGACTTATTAACATTTACCAATACAGACACAGGTGGCGGTAACGCTGCTGGTTTTGTAAAAGTTGTAAATGGTGGTATTGCTGACCAGAATGGTAGCACAGCTTCTGCTACAGGTGTCGAAGATAGAATTGTACTTGAAGAAGAAACTACAAGAGGTGACCCATACGAAGGAATTAGATTATTACAAGAAAAGTTTACAGACCTACAAACAATAGATGAATTATTTTTAACAAACGGTGGTAATCAATATACATCACTACCTACTGTATCAGTCACTTCATCAACAGGAAGTGGTGCAGTTGTAAAAGCATATGGTGATGATATTGGTAAAATTGTAAAAGTAAAAACTGTAGAATTAGGTAGAAGTTATGAACAGTCACCAACACCACCTACATTAGGATTTTTTAATAATGCAGTTGTAACAAGTATATCAGGAACATTTCTTACAACAAATAATATTACAAGTTCATCAGGTGGTTCTGGTACAATTGTTAGTCTTGATACAGATAGAGGTCTATTAAAAATAAAAGATGTAACAGGTACTTTTGCTATTAATGATACATTAACATCATCAACATCAGGAACATGTACACTTAAAAAATTAGATGTTTCTAGTGCTTCAGTAGAAGTAGTATCAACCTCAGATACAGATGGTGCATTTATTAGTGAAAGAGGTAAACTTTCTGAAACTACTATGAGAGTACAAGATAGTTTATACTATCAAGATTATTCTTATGTTATTAAAGTAGGTCAATCAATCGCTAGATGGCGTGACGCATTTAAAAAGACTATGCACACAGCAGGTTTTTATTTTACAGGTCAAGTAGATATTGAGTCAAGAATTACTGTTACCGCTGGTGGTCCTGTTAGAGGTGTAACTTCAGGTACAGACGAAACACCATTCTTAACAATTGCAAATACTATTTTCTTAACAGTATTTGGTAGAAGATTAGGAACAAATAGTGATGGTACATCATTAAGAGCAAACGCACATTTAAGAAGTGAAAAAATAGATGTAAGTAACGATTTTGAAGAACCTTTTTCTTCTACTACAAGAGATTTGACTGCTACAAGAGAAGACTTGACAATTGATTATTTAAGTAGACCAAGAAATATCATAGTAGATAATTCAGGTGTAAGACATGATGTAAGAAGTGGTTA